TGTCTAAACATTCTATGTTCAGAATGTCCTACCCAAGCTTTAGTAGCATCAAACCAGTTGTGAATCTCTAAGTAGTCAAGTGGACTACCACCAAATTTCTTGGCTGATGACCGGCTGTGATCAAAAGGATGAGCCATTACATATTATATATTTTTTCTACGGCATCTTCTTTTGCTTGTTGATAGCCTTCAGCACGTGCCTCTTCTATCAAATCTTCAGCATATACAATTATCTCTTGCTTTAATTCATCTGTTAGAGTTTGAGTATCCAAACTTTCTAACCAAAATCTAAAATCACCTGTTATCATTCTGCGTTATCTCTTAAGTTACCCCTATGCCCATATGTTTCAACTTCAGTAATTCTTATATTATTTCTAATAACAAATTCTCCAGAAGCTACATGTAAATACAAGACACCAAATCCGCCTTCATTATTCCACCAGTCTTCAATGTCATCTAGACACTTGCCGTGTATATAATTATCAAGAGCAATGTATGTATCATTATCTATTAAACTTCTCAAATCAGGAGCAGACCATATATCATCAATTTGCATTTCAATATCATCAGCATTCTCTATTTCAACTGTAGTATATCCAATTTTTTCAATAGCTCCAGAGTCTCCACCGCCATCATACTGTACCATAATACCGGTAACTCCATAGTCACTTAATTTAAGTAAAAGACTAGTCACTTCAATTTCTGTCATAATCCTGCTTTTTTAATAAAATGTTTTGCTACTTCAGGAATGTGTTTCTTGTAGTAAGGTTGATTGTCCTTACACCATTGTTTCACTTCCTCTTTACTCTTAAATGGCTTTTGCCAAGAGTTATTATCCATAATCATATTAAATATTGGCTCTAGTTCATCTATAAAAGATTGAACAGTCCAGCCTTCCCAAACATGTCTGTCATTACTCATAAATATTTTATTTTGTTATTTAAAACGGAAGAACCTACCGAGGATATTACCATTGAGGTACTCCTCTTTTTCTAAGACTTCATACAGAAACTGATGTTTAGTTTCTTGATAGGTAAGATCCATTGCACTGAAGCATATGAGTAGCATCTCACGTTTGATCACTATACCACTCTTATGAGCATCCTTCAGTATTTTATTACTACTGTAATACTTCATAAAGTCTGGTTTAATCTCCCGGACATACTTTTTGAGTCTTTTATCTGTGACTTGAGCTAAAGCTCTTTTACCAAGCTTCTTTTTTATATTGGAGAAGAAGTTCTTCTTACCAATATATCTCACTGGTTTGCCATTAATAATAGCACTCATCTCATAGATAAACCCTACTGCGTTTTCAGGTATATCATCTTCAGTAAATTCTTTACCTTTAAATATCCACATCAGAACTTGTCTTTTAATAGTTCATTCATTTTTTCTTTGACTTTGATCAAGCCATGCATTGCAATAGAGTCAGATAAATCTTTCTCCATATCTAACAATATTGGTTCAAAACCAAATCTGTCTTGATACTTTTGCATAGATGCTTTACCGGCAGTATCATTATCAAACAAGACACATATTTTATTAAACTTAGATCTTAACATATTTACAGTATGTTCAGTAAGCATGCTATTCTCACTGTCTGGAGCAATAACCTCTATGTGTTTATAACCTAACTTAACAAAACACATTAAGTCCTTTAGAGAAGATGTAATAACAAGATTCTTGTTTTTATAATTCAACTGATCACCACCCTGAATATAATTCTGCACCTTAATAAACTTCTTTTCAGTGTTCTTAGGCATGTAGATCTTATACAGAGAACCATCTTTTCTAAAATAACCATAGATGTACTTGCTACTAAATCTATGAGAGATTGTTTCATTCTCTTCTTCCTTTTCCATTTTGAAAAATTCAAGAGGAGCAACCTCATAGTGTTCTAACAGCTTAGATCCAATTTTATACTTAGACCAATAAGCCTCATCAAGGTTTGTCCAGTGTCTTATTTCATAATCAACTACCTTATACTTATCTTGAATCTTTAGAGCTACCTCAGCACGTTTACCATTGTCTTTGACATAGCTTTCATAATCTGATGTTATCTTGGCTAATGCACTGGATGTATCAAGATTATATAAGTGCTTTACCAAATCCACATGTCCACCCTGATGCCCTGATGAAAAGTCTTTAAACTTATACTTTCCAGATGAGGTATCAAAGTATACAAACATAGATGGCACTCTGTCTTTAGGATTAAATACTGAGAGCATCTTTACATCTTGGCCGGTGAGTTTTTCTTTTAGATTCAGATAATATTCAAATACCCATTCTCTTGGTACATCTTCTATAGATGTAATAAGCGTTGTAGAAATCATAGCTGTAAATTTAATAGAAAAGGGGAGCTGTTTCCAACTCCCCTATAACTATTTAGTCTAGGCTGAAGTCAGAAGCTGCTCTTTTTGGAATGTCTAAATCATCATCATCACCAAAGGAGCTAACAATTTTAGTCTCCATCTTTTTCAGATGCTCATCCTCATTATAAGGAAGTACAGCACCACCCTTAGCGGTAATAGCATAAGTACCTTTACCATCTTTAGGGAACCACATATCATAATTGGTGTACCCAGACTTACCTTCATATTCCTTACCTGCTACGCAAGCATCAAAATAGATGTCCTTAAATGGCATATCTTTATTGAAAGCTTCTACAAACTCTTCAATAGTATCATGCGCATTGTCCTGTGCAACAAACCATTCATTGATTCCCAAAGTCTTACAGAGTTTCTGTAGAAACATCAAGATTGATCTGTCTCTCTGAATCTCAATACCTGTTTTGGTTTTGCCATCTGCAAATGCATATTGGCTAGCTTTCACTCTACCAATTTGACCTGCATAATGTCCAAGAGATTCATTATCCTTATCAATCAAGAAACCTTCAAAACCTGCAATAGGTTCTGTTTCTACATTTACCAACAGGTGATATGCTCCCTGAATGAATTTAAAATCATCTAGAGCAACACTATTAATCTTTAGTGTATAATTACCCGGTGCAATTGTTTTAGGTAGTCCTGAACCACCTTCTTTCAAGTCTGTTGTGCTTAACGCCATTTTACTTTGTTTTTAATTAATCAATAAATACTTTATCCCAGTAAGTCTTGTACTCACCGTTCTCATCAATCTCAGCAATGACTATCTCTTCATTTCTAAGATGCTCTGGTCTTGCTCCACATGATACGTCATCATTAGTTCTGAAGCTGAGGATATTCTTATTACCCTTTCTGTAGAGATAACCAATAGCATCTGAATTAGAAGTTGTAATTCTCTTCAGCTTACCGGTTAAGTCTAAGTCCATTGCATTGAATGTTCCACCAGCTTTCTCTAACTGAGTATCTTTTACGTGACCTACAAAGATCACATAAGGAGCCCATGTTAGAATGTAATCAATGACTTTGGTAAATGCCTGCCGTGTCCAGAAATATCCTGCACCCTCTGGCAAGCCAAGGATGTTACCATATTTCTCTTTACCACCGCCTGGATTAAACCAATTCTTACCCATTGGAGCTTTAGAATAAAGCATCTCTGCATAAGGGATAATCATTTCTTCTAATGCAGTTATGGTATCTACAGCAATATATTTATACGGATTACCCGCTTCTTTAATTGCTTTACCAATCTCTTTGAGTTCTTCAAAGGTCTTGGCTTCTACCTTCATTGCATTAAGATACTTTGTACCACCTTCTAAATCTAAGATAAGACAGTTCTCAAGCGTGCTTAATAAACTTGTCTTACCAATTTTAGGCTTAGAAAAGATGATTAGATTTTTAGGGCTCTTACATTCCGGAGCCACTTTTGTAGTTGGCAATACTATTCCCATCACATTTCAATTATGTCATTTAACCATTTCTTTTGGCTCACAGGCTTCTTCAATAGAATTGCAGCAAGATCTCTAACTGTTAGTTGAGAAAATGGTGCATCTAAATCCGGATCCATGATTTCATCAAAGTCAGGGAATAAAGATTCTTGAACAGGTTCTTCCTTTTCAATCTTAACCTTTACTAACTCAGATACTGGCACTAAGTATCTAAAGTGACCATTAGTACCTGGTTCAGTACGCTCATACTCTTCATCATAGTGAGGATTAAATCTCCACTTATAAAGAGTTCTATCAGGATCTTCAGGATCTAAGTCTATACTTGTGAACTCTGTGTAAATATCCCTACCTTTCTTTACTTCACTAGCAAAGAAACCAATGTGCTGCTCATTCATACCTTTTGGTACATAAGCACATTTAGGAATAAACAACGGAGATTCTTCTTGTATAAGCTTGAACTTCCAATCATGATGTTTGAGCAACTCCTCAGTCTTCTCTTGTCTGTTTACATTTGTTGCTTTAGTTGATAAACTCATAATACATCATTTAGTTGATAATCTTTTCTCCTGTTGAGGAGGTGTAATCATTTCTACAATTTTCATCTTCTCAAATTCAGCTCTGAAAAAGCTAAGTCTTGTATCACCATTCCGGCATTTCAGAAAGTGTAAGACAATAACTCTATCATCTTCAATCACATACCTATCAGGACCATAAAACCTAATCTTCTGTTTAGCAGGTCTATTGATACCTATGACAGTATCAGCATGCTGTAACAGAGCATCAGCCCCGAATAAATCAGACTCCAAAACATAATTACCGTACTTACCCTCTTCATTTCTCTCTGGATTATCTATGTTTCTGTTGAGCTGACTCAGCACAACAAAAGACACAGGATAAATTCTTTTGAGTAGTGTTAAAGCTTCACCAAGATTATTAAGCATGTCATGCTTATCTTTCTCATATGGTGCTTTCTTAAACAATAAAGAGTGATCTACAGTAATCAACACTTTTGGCATAATCATACTTCCTTCAGAATCATAAGTTGCATAAGTTTGCATGTAATCCCCTATTATATCCTTGAATTCTTCTATTGTACAAGGTTTCTCTACTACATCAATGGGATACTTCACTTTATCTTTTGCGTAATCATAACATTTTTGTAAATCAGAATCACTTAGCTTTCCATCAGCACTACATAGGTACTTATAGGATCTTCCAATAACACTGGAATACTCACGTATAGCTGATGTTCTAGCTAACATCTCAAACTGAAATTGCAGTACTCTAAAGTTCTCACCTGGATTAAGAGGGAAAGACTCCCGCACAATCTGTTCTGCAATTAGTGTTTTACCTGATGCTGGTCTACCACCTATAACTGTGAGTGTATTCCATTCTATTCCATCTGTAGTAGCATCATTAAACTTAGGCCATGGAGTACGAAGACTCTTAATATGCCCACTCATTCTACCCTGCAGATATTTTAGAGATTCTTGAAAACCCTCTCTCTGACTATTCCATTTTTTCTTTGGAGCAGCCTTGCTTTTATTATCCATATATACTAGTTTATAGCTTCTTTCTTGGCAAGATTGTATAACGCATGGAACACGGTTATCAATAGCTCAATACCTAAATACTGTAAGAAACTCATAGGTTGGATAAACGTATTGATTATCCAGTAACCCGCCAATGTGCCAGTAATGGCAATCAGCAATAATTTAATCTTCATACTACCTTCTCTTTAAAATGCGAATCATAATTGTAATCACTGTCTCCATTCATAAATACCTCACAATAATTAGCTAGCTCAGACTCAAAAGTCTTTTCTGCTGGGTTAAGCTTTCGGATAAAGTATTGAGATGTTCTCATATACTTGTATCCTTGTCTTTCATACTCATCAACATACATTTTTGTAGCGTTGATTACAGTATCCCAATCATAGCTGTGAGTCTCAAAGAACCATCTAAAGTTATTCTCTAAATTCTTCTTATCAGACCTAGCATACTTACCGCTTGGTAGCTTAAATTTAGGAAAAATATCTAAATATTCCTCAATTTTTGTAGAGAAATCATCACCCAAAATAGCTGATGAAGTCTTCTTTTTACTCTTCTTAAAATAAGCATCAAGCTCATCAATTAACAAGATAGCTTTGCCTGTTGGCATACCATCTATTAACCATTCTCCTGTAGACAATCTTGCCATCTCAATACTGGAATTCACCAATGAACTTGGTACAGTATTTTTCTTGATGTTGTAAAGAATGTATAAGGAGTTTGGCGTAAGTCCAAGATTTATTATCTTAAAAAAGATCTCTTCCATATTACCACTCAATGTCAAAGTTATAATTCTTCTTCAGGATATCACTAGTCTGTTGAAAAATATCCTTACAATCCCATTGCTCCAAATGATTATAGGAAGCACTTGCTGGATGAGAGACAAACAACTTATAGTTATTGTCATTTACTGCATCTGACCATTCTTCTGCTTTCTTACCCATATAAATGTACACAAGACCGTTGTTATTCCATGTTAACCAATCAAACAAATATGCCAGAAAAGGTCTCCATACTAAATAATGTTGACCTACCTTACCTACATTAGTTGTCAAAGCTGTATTCAAAAGTAATATACCTTGATTAGACCAGCGTTTTAAATCCATACCTCTTGATGCGTTTACACCGTTATACACTGTTCTGTTCACTGCTTCAAGCATAAACCTAAGACTTGGCTGCATTTCTTCTGCTTCACTTAAGCTAAATGCAATACCATCTGCTTGATTAAGTCCTGGATATGGATCTTGACCTATTATTACTACTTTTAACTGATCATATGGACATTCTTCAAATGCCCGGAACCAGTTCTTCATAGTAGGAGTAAATCTTTTACCATCTCTAGCTTGTTTTGCTAATGCAGTAATGATATTCTCAAAGTCTTTACTATAAATAAATCCCCGGAGAACTCTTGCCCATCCAGAAGGTTCTAGCTTAGCATAGATTTTATCTTTTATCTCTTCTATATCTAGTTTATCACTCATATTATTATATTTGTACTATGGCAATTAAAGTTAAAGAACTCAAGGATGATGCAATTGTTAGCATTCAAGTTAACAAGAACTACTACCTCATGATGAAATCTGTTTTGTTTTATCTCTTTATACAAAGAGAAGACACAGCAGAAAAAGAGACAGCAATCAATAAAGTAATGACTGGAAAGTTTGAAGACATGGATGAGTGGGAAAGAGCCTTTCATACTGTCACATTATTTCTTGCTGAAGTTGAAAAACAAGCAACAAATAATAACCTATATGATGAAAAGGAAATACTTGAACCCAATGACGAGGGCTATGTAGCTCCTACCCAAGATTAATTCCATTATCTTCTGCAATACAGTTACAAGCTTCAATAGCTAAACTTATCTCATCTTTACTACAATCAGCAAAAGACATATCTTTTAGTCCTGCTTGTTCTTTTACAAGGAGTTTCATCTCCTCAAAGGTGTATCCAAGATCCATAGCAATAACCCTAATACACGTATGTACTTTAGTTATTTGTGCTGTAGAAGCTTTAACACCACATACACTCATGAAAATATCAACCTCTTCTCCTTCTTTTAGATTCTTGATAAACAAGTCATAGAGGAGTTTCTCTTTTGAATCAGAATAGACAAGCTTGCCATTCTTCTTCATTAGTTTTCCAGTAAACATTAACTATTCTTTTTCCACTTTTGATGTAGAGCAATAAGCACTTGTATATCCTCTATGTCTTTGATTGTTACATCTATCTCATAGCAGTATACATTCCACTGATTATTATTAATCTCATCACTTGCTTCACTGACTAATGTAAAATCATCATTCAGATTTAACTGGTAATGATAATAATCATTCTCATTATCACTCTCTGATGCTGGCACATCAACTCTTTCAAATCCTTCTTCAATTAACTCGTGTTCTCTGATCATCTTTTTCTAGTTTAGTTGACATAGGTGTAACAAACTGTGAATACTGTGCAGCTGCATCAACAAACTCCGGAGATACTTTTTCAATATCAGTAAACTCACCATGTTTCTTTATGCGCTGTGCTCTAAGAGATTTAATACTCATTAGAGCAATGTAGATATTATCATTATCATCAGATATCAGCATCTTTCTTATATTCTCAACTCCGGTGTCATCAAGACATCCAAGTTGTTTAAGTAAATGCATCTCTGAGAGTATGATAAAATCTGCAGGCTCACCCGCATGCACACCCTTTGTATACATAAACCAAAGATAATTAAAGTTTCTATCTGTACCTAAAGTAATATCAAAATGTTCCTTTGCTATCTTGTTGCACAGATTTCTGTAGAGATTACGAGTTTTAGTATCAAAGATCCTATCACTTATCCTCATGTTTTCTTGCCTTTGGTGGTTCATAATGCTCTTTCAGCCAAACAAACACATCATAGATTGTTTCACTACCTGTTCTTTTTACTTTGTG